AAGCTATGGGTGGTAGAATAGGTTATGCAGTAGGTAGTTTACCAAAAGGAATTCAAAAGTTAGTACAAGCTTTAAATAAAAAATTTGGTAAAGGCACTATGAAAACTGCTGATGAAATGGATAGACCTAAAGATGTACAAGCGTTTGAAGACTTTGAAACAAGAAATCCTAATCCAAAAAGACAATTAACCGATGATGAGATTGAATTTTATGAACAAGAGATAGGTGATAGTGAAACTTGGATGAATGATGGAACTGTAGGTGAAGCAGAAAAAGCTTTAAAAGACCGTAGAGAATTTATAGCTGATATGGAATTAGAATATAAAAAAGGTAAACTAGATCCAGCACCAGGAGAAAAAGGTAGAAAAGAATTTTTAGAGAGTAAACTTGAAGAGATGGAAATGTCTGGTGATAAAAGATTAATGACAGTTGATGAGATCGAAGAATTATCAAATATGGATCTTGAAGCTGAAATGAATGTAGCAAAATCTTTAGCTCCTAAAATGGTTGAGCGATTAGAATTAAAACAAAAGTATCCTGGTATTACAGATGAATTAATAGATAGAATTTTAATTGATGACAACATGCAAAGAAAAGCAGAAGTCTTGGCTACATTAGATGAAGCATTTAAGATGATGGAAAAAGGAATGGGACCAGATGAAGTTTTAAGTACAATCAAAAATGTAACTAGAACTAAACAAGCTGGAGGCGGCTTAGCATATTTAATGGGTTTATAGGCTATGTCCAAATCAGAAAATATAGCTTTATATAAATACCTGACAAGACCTGCAGGTGGCCGTAAAGATGGACGAGGTGGTCCTATACGTATTGCACCAACAGAATCACAAAACAAAGAAGCTTTAAAAAAATTTGGAAAACCTTTTAATGAATTAGATGCTCTAAGAAGAAGTAGAATTAGAACAGGTTATTATTCTGATCAAGAAATAGGTTCTTGGAAAAAAGCACCTGTAACTAAAATGCAAGAAAAAATAGCTCAAACTATTTATGGACAACCTTTTGACGAATTAACTAAAGATAGAAAAACAAGAATAAGAACTGGAAAAACAACTTTAAAAAGTGGACGAAACCCAGTTAACCTAATGTCAACTCAAGAAAGAGTACAATACACTAAAAACCGAGCTGTAGATTTTGTAAAAAATTTCGAAAATGAAAGAGGAAGAAAACCATCTTTAACAGAGATGAGAAAATTAGGAAAATTTGATTATCAAACAATTAAAAATTTTACGAATGAAGGAATTATAGATATACAAAAATTAGGAGAATCAAGAGGTCTTAAAAACCCACAAACACCAATTATAGATTCTGATTTAAAAATTTTAGATAATAATAAATATATTCAAGATAGTTTTTCAAGAGGAGAAGTTCCAAACATTAGAGAAGTTGAAAAAATTTTAAAAACAAAAGATAGAGCTACTGTAGGTTATAGAGTTGCACAGTTAGCTTCAACATATTTAGGAGATAGAAAAGTAGAGGGGATAAAACCAAAATTTAAAAAAGGTGCAGAATTAATATTAGAAAATTCAGAAAATATATATGGACCTGCAACTAGAAGACTTGCAGAACTTAGAATTGGTAAATCTGTTGGAGAAAGAAGCACGGCAACTACAAGAAACAAAATTAAATATCATACTCCTGAAGGTTTTAGTGACACTTATGCCATAGATGAACCAGGTGGAACTATTTCATCAGCAAGAAGAGGAAGCACTCCTTATGGAGCTTTTGGTCAAATTATTACAGGAGATTTAAATAGAGGAATGAAATATGAGTTTGATAGAAAAAAATCAATTAATGAAAAAACTTTACAAAACGCAATAGCTTCAAATGATCAAACAAAAATTAATGCAGCTGTTAAAAAATTTAATAACACTGTTACTGAGTATGAAACAAAACTTAATAAAGATGTAAAACCAGGGCAACCAAAAATAAAATTATTTAAAGTTTCTTTAAACACCCCTGAAAAAACAATTGCTGATTATTCTAATCTTTCAAAAGATTATCAAAATGCTTTTCAAAAAAATTACAAAGCTAGAGGTTACTCTTTTAAAATTCCTTCTGATATCAAACCATTATCTCAAATAGCAGAAGATGTACAAGATCCAAGAGTTATGTCTCAGATTATGAAGAGAGCAGATGCAGGAGCTTCAAGAGTTTACGCAGAAGCAATTCCAGGTTCGAGATATGCTGCAGAATTTTTACAAGGTTTTGCCAATGATATTACGAGTAAGAAATATGGTAAAGCTGCATTAAAAAGTTTAGGAATAGCTGGAGCAGCTTATGGTGTATATGATACAGGTGTTGCATTTAAAGAAGGAAAGTCTGCACCTGAAATGGCAACTAGGTTTGTTGGATTAGATATACCTTATCAAAAATTAAGACAATACAATCGACTAACAGATCAAGAACAAGAAATTCAAAAAAAGATTAATCAACAAAAATCATTTGATGTGGCAGCTGACGATCTTTTAGATGAAAACTTAATGACAATGAGAGCAAGACCAGAAGTTTCCCCACAAGAAGTAATGCAGTTAGAGCAAGCAAAACAAAGAGTTGATTCAGAAGTTGCAGCAGAAGAAGCTGAAAGAGCATCTTCAAGAAAAGGATTAGTAGAAAGTTTAAAACAAAAAATTTATGATGTAACAGGGACTCCTTATGAATTGTATATGAATAGAGGAGGACGTGTACAACTCGCTGAAGGTGGTGATCCAAAAAATTTAGGTAGAAGAAAATTTATTAAAGGTGCAGCTACAATAGCAGTCGCACTTCCATTTTTAAAATTTATAAAACCTTTATCTAAAGCAGTTGAACCAACAATTGAAGCGGTTTCAAGGTCAGCAAATCAAATGCCTGAATATTTAACTAATTTAATTAATAAAGTTAAAATGATGGGTGAATCTAAAATCATAGGTAAGATGGATAGCCCAGATGAATTTATGAGATATGATTTAGGTGACTATGAATTATATGAAGGAGCGGGTGGAGCTAGGCTTAAAAGAACTAGAGACAGAGGTGATTATGGTTATGAAGAATTTGAAATGCAAATTAAACAAGACCCTGAAACAGGTTATATTGAGTATGAAGAAGTATCAGCAAGACCTGATGGGGATGGTAAAATTAAAGATTTTGATTTTGGTATTGAGGATGATGTTCATGCAGAAATGAAAAAATTCGCTGATGAAAAATAAAATACCATATAAAAAAGGTAAAAAGAGTGGACCACCACCAAAATCAGGACCTACACCACAGGGCTTGAATTTATCGTATAATACTGTTAAAGATGTAAAACTTACGGAGAAAATAAATGGCAGACGTAGATAAAGCTCTTCCAAATGTAGAGCAAGAAATTAATGTACCTTCTGATGTTGAAATTGCAGAGGCTGAAGCAGCTGAACAACAAGAATTAGAAGAACAGGGAAATCCTGTAGAGATTACAGAAAATGAAGATGGATCAGTTGATATAAACTATGATCCTGCAATTGCTTCTGTTGCAAATACAGAAAATCACTATGCTAATTTAGCTGACCATTTACCTGATGATATATTAGGTCGATTAAGTTCTAACTTATTTCAAAATTATCAAGATTATAAAAATTCTAGAAAAGAATGGGAAAACTCTTACAAAACAGGTTTAGATCTGTTAGGATTTAAATATGAAAACAGGACGGAACCATTCTCGGGTGCTTCGGGTGCCACTCATCCGGTGCTTGCTGAAGCTGTTACTCAGTTTCAAGCGTTGGCATATAAAGAGTTACTCCCAGCTGATGGACCAGTCCGAACACAAATAATTGGAATTCCAACACCAGAAAAAACTCAACAATCAAATCGTGTAAAAGATTTCATGAACTATCAGTTGATGGATCAAATGAAAGAATACGAACCTGAGTTTGATCAAATGTTATTTTATTTACCTCTTGCAGGTTCAGCATTTAAAAAAGTTTATTACGATGAAGTTTTACAAAGAGCGGTATCAAAGTTTGTACCGGCAGATGATTTAATTGTTCCGTACACAGCTACCTCATTAGATGATGCGGAAGCAATTATTCATCGAATAAAAATTTCAGAAAACGAATTAAGAAAACAACAAGTTGCAGGTTTCTATAGAGATATAGATTTAAAACCAGGTCAATTAAATGAAGATGAATTACAACAAAAAGAAAATGAGCTTGAAGGTAGAACTAGAAGCAAAGAAGAAGATGTATTTAATTTATTAGAGTGTCATGTTAATTTAGACTTAGAAGGTTTTGAGGATATTAATCCTGAAGATGGTGAGCCTACTGGAATTAAACTTCCATACATTGTAACTATAGAAGAAAACTCTAGAGAAATTTTATCTATTAAAAGAAACTATGAAGTGGACGATCCACAAAAATCAAAAGTACAATACTTTGTACATTTCAAATTTTTACCAGGACTAGGTTTTTATGGTTTTGGTTTAATACACATGATTGGCGGTTTATCTAGAACTGCAACAAGTGCCCTAAGACAACTATTAGATGCGGGAACGTTATCAAACTTACCTGCTGGATTTAAACAACGAGGAATCAGAATTAGAGATGATGCACAAGCAATACAACCTGGAGAATTTAGAGACGTAGATGCACCAGGAGGAAACATTAGAGATTCATTTATGATGTTACCTTTCAAAGAGCCTTCTCAAACCTTATTACAACTTATGGGAGTCGTGGTAAATGCAGGACAAAGATTCGCTTCTATAGCGGACCTGCAAGTAGGTGATGGGAATCAACAAGCAGCTGTGGGCACGACTGTAGCATTGCTTGAAAGAGGAAGCAGAACAATGTCTGCTATTCATAAAAGAATTTATGCAGCGCTTAAAAATGAATTTAAATTATTGGCAAGAGTTTTTAAACTTTATCTACCTACAGAGTACCCCTATGATGTAGTTGGTGGTCAAAGAATGATTAAACAACAGGACTTTGATGACCGTGTAGATATCTTGCCAGTTGCAGACCCTAATATTTTCTCACAAACACAGCGTATTTCCCTTGCGCAAACAGAGCTGCAGCTGGCAACTTCTAATCCAGGAATACATAATCAGTATGCAGTTTACAGAAATATGTATGAAGCATTGGGTGTAAAAGATATTGATAAGATTTTAATTCGACCACAACCCCCACAACCAAAGGACCCTGCGTTAGAACACATCGATGCTCTCGCAGGGAAACCGTTCCAAGCGTTCCCAGGTCAAGATCACAGAGCACATATGACTGCTCACTTAAATTTTATGGCAACTAACATTGCAAGAAACAATCCAGTTGTTATGGCAAGTCTTGAGAAAAATATTTTTGAACATATTTCTTTAATGGCACAAGAACAAGTTGAAGTAGAGTTTAGTAATGAGTTACAACAACTACAACAAATGCAAATGGCTATGCAACAGAACCCACAAATGGCTCAACAAATGCAAATGCAAGTTAGAATGTTAACTGAAAAAATAGAATCTAGAAAAGCAGTGCTTATTGCAGAGATGATGGAAGAATTTATGAAGGAAGAAAAAGAAATTACTTCACAATTTGACAATGATCCTATTGCAAAACTACGAGCAAGAGAATTAGACCTTAGAGCACAAGAAAATTATCGTAAAGAACAAGAAGCTAAGGAAAGAATTAACCTTGATAAGATGAAATCTATGATGAATCAGATGAATCAAGAAGAAAAACT